CTCCTTAACTTTTTTTACAGAACCGTCTCTTCTTCTTTTAGTGACAGTCTTACTTCCGTCTTTATTGACAGTTGTAGTTTTTCTTTTTCTTTTTAAGGCCATAGGTTATTTTTTTACAAATATAATAATTATATAATTAGCATTTCCAACGTCTTCTCGCTTGACGTATTCTTGAGTTAGGGTTGTTTCGTGTTTTAGCACTACTTCTTTTTAATTGTCCTAAACTTCTAGCACAATACGACTTTCTTCTTTTTGCAGACTTACTACCAGCCTTTACCTTACCAGTAACCGCAGTTTTTAACTTACTACCTGGATTTGCTTTACGATATGCAGCCACACCCTTTTTAGTCATGCCCGCTCCAGATTTAGTTTTTCTGTAGTTGCCTCCCTTACCTATAGTTCTTCTTATTGGTTTTGCTTTTGCTCGTGCCATTATGATCTTACTTTTGCTGCTTTTGTGTTACTAACTACTGTCTTTCCTTTTGCTCCAGCTTTTTTCTTTTTACGAGCTGTTGCTGCTCTTTGTCTTCTAGATAAACTATTAGCCTTTGCTCTAGGTAAACATCTATCTGGATTCTTTTTGTCTTTAGACGTACCGCATTTGCCTTTGATCTTACCATCAGCACCGATTCTTACCCAGTCTTGTTTTACCCAATTTTTAAGTGCACCCATTACTTCTTTTTCTTAGGTGTACTCTTCATTGACTTTAACATTTTATCTATCTTAGCTGCTTGGCCTTTGTGCATTGCAGATGCCTTTTTTAATTCTGAAGCTATTTTTTTTAATTTATTTTTATCTATCATTTTTTTGATTTTTTTGCGTAGTTAGGATCTTTACAATATTTACTTGCAGCCATGTTTGCATATGCACTTGGATAAGTATCAAAAGTTCTTTTTGCCCAAGCTATACCTGCTGCACAAATTTTGTTTCCCTTACTTTTTGTTCTTCCTTTTTTTGCCATTATCTTTTAGTGTTTCTTCTTTTCATAAAATTCTTTCTACCTTCTTGTCTTGACTTTAACATTCTCTTAGTAACATTTTTTACTTTATTAAAAAACACATCTCTTGGATCTTCTTTTTTAGTGTCTTTTATTCTAGTTTTATTTGTTCGTTTTTTAAGATCAGGTCTAGATTTAGATTTAGAGTCCAGCAATTTTTGCGTCTCTTTCTTCTTCATCATTTTCATCTTCTCCTTTTTCTTTTTAGCCTCAATCGCTTTCCTTCTATCTTCAATAGCTTTTGGATTCTTATTGATTTTTTTCTGAATCTTTTTCTTTCTATTCTCCTGAATTTTTGTTCTAAGTTTTTTTAAAGGAGCTTTCTTTTTGCTCTTTAATTTTTTTATTCTGTCAGCAGCTTTTTTTCTTTTTTCAACTAGCTTGTTGAGTTTTTCTCTGTCGGTTTTTTTTGCCATGGTAGTAATTTTATTTTAACAAAGATAGTAAAGATTTTTTATTATAATTCTATGTTTTTTTGTAGCCATCTGAATGCTTTGTTTACTAAACTGTTTTCTTTTTTCTCTTGTCTAGCTAAACATACTTTGCATAAAGAATCTGATACGCTAACTCTAACAGAGTCTACTACTTGTGTAACAACGATCTTATAATCATATACAATACTATCTGTGCTTATTAGTTTTAAATTGTTAAGTTCATATATACTATCAGTATACTTCTTTTCAATTTTTTTAATATCTCTCTTCTTTCGCCATAAGTCTTGTTCTAACAAAACTTTTTGTTTTTTTTCTTTGTGTACTTGTTTTATTGTAGCGTCTGCTAAACTATCCAGATCAATATTAGTAGTATTATCCATTTGAGGTAGAGCTTCTGGCTGTGAACAAGAAGAATACAAAAACAACAATATAATTACAAACCTAGTCATTGATTTCTTGTAGTGTCTCTATAAATTTATCGTTTAACTTTTTATAATCACTACGCAGAGTTATAACTTCTTCCTGTAATGCTTTTATCTGGTTGGTTAGGGTAGTTTTATTGTCTATATATAGGTATCCTATAGCTATAAGACAGAAAAATAATACACCAATTATAGGATTAGCTGCAAAATCTTTAAAATCTATAGGTGATTTCATTAATTTTCTGGAATTATAAGTGTATATCCGTTTTCTTCCATGTTTTGACTTACATACTCGTCATTATATGTAAAAAGTTCTCCCGAATCTAACATATCAACTAGCACTTCGTCTTCTATTGTTAGAATGTAATCTTCAACTGTACGATCAGGTGCTATATAAGTAGCGATATACTCATTATATTCTTTTGATCCTTTAACTATTTCCATTTTTTGTATTTTTACAAAGATATAAATTAAATTAAATGCTAAATACTGATAATAACTACCTTAAATACTGGAGGGTAGTAAGGTTCTGGGTAAAAGCCAAACACAATCTAAGCACTCCAGAGCTAGAAATGCTTCTGTTTCTATATAGCGAGGAATATTTTAATAAGACTAAGTTTAAAGAGTTTGAACAACTTATGTCTTGGGACGTAAATAGGTTTGATGATCTATTAAAAAAGGGGTGGATAAAGGTTTGGCGTAAGAAAGCAGGTAAACATACTACACTATACGAGCTTTCCTACAAAGGAAAGCGAGTCGTTGCGACAATATACAAGAAACTTAGTGGTGAGGAGATAGCAGAGTCGCCTGGACTAAACCCTTTGTTTAGATCTGACGCCACATATATGCAGAAAGTTTACAGAAACTCTATAAAAGAAATGAATGAGTTTATAAAACAACAACGATATCTCTCTCAGTAATAACAGTATAAGTAATATCATTGAGAAGCAGGCTAAAGCCAGCAGACTTATCATAGTAAATAATATCGTGTTCTGAGATCTCTTTGACATCTGTTCCTGGTTTTACAACTTTACCTTTTCTATACCTAAACTCATTAGCGTCTGTAGCTGTTAGCAACAAGCCTGATTTAGTTTTTAATTGTTCCTCTATAGTTTCAATAACTATATACTTACCTATTGGCTTCATATTCTAATCTTTAAATATAGCATAAATTTTTGCCTTTCGTGATGATGATGTTAGCTTGCCTTTTATGGTTCTGGTAGGCACTTCACATATTAGTTCTCTACGAGGCTCTGTTTCTATAATTTGAGCCGCAGGCTCAAATTTTGGATTTTTAGAGTTCAGCTTTCTTTTCTTCATTTGTTTGATTTTGTCTTTTGTGAGTTATTATAGCATTTGTACTTAGTATAGTTGTAGCAACACTAACTGCATTTAGTAAAGCATTCTTAGTTACCTTCAAAGGATCAATAACACCTAGCTTATACATATCACCATATTTATCATTCTTTACGTCATACCCATAGTTATAGGTTCTGTCGTATATGATATTAATAACATCTGGCTTTTCTTTATTAGCATTGTCTAATATCTGATTGATAGGAGCTTGAAGAGCAGTAGCTAAAATTATCTTAGCCATATTCTCATTATCGTCTTTACCCATATCAGATTTTTTTAGTAATTTAGTAGATTGTCTAAATAAAGCAGTACCTCCTCCACATAGTATACCTTCTTCTAATGCAGATCTAACAGCACATACTGAGTCATCTACTCTGTCATACTTTTCTTTTTGTTCTACATCAGAGTTACCTCCAACATAGATACAACCAATAGCACCAGCAAGACTAGCTATACGCTCATTTACAAACTCTCTCTCATGCTTAATTGTCATTCCTTTTTGCTGAACCTTAAGCTCATCTATTCTTTCTTTAGTAGCTTCAGGGTTATTATCTGTTTTGAATATAATGGTACTATCTTTCCCAGCAACTATTTTATCAGCATATCCTAAGTCTTCCATTCTAATCAAACTCAGATCATCGCCTGTTTTCTCACTAAAGAACTTTGCACCAACGGCAAAAGCTATATCACTCATAAGTTCTGTAGACTTGTATCCAAAGTTTGGTGGTATGATATTACAGATCTTTAATCCATTACGAACTACGTTAGCGGCTAATGTATTAATTACATTTCCTCCACACGGAGCTATGATTAATAGCTTGTCATTATTTTGTATAATTGGTTTTAGTATATTCTCTATTTGCAATACATTACTAATCTCTGCATCGCATACTAAAATTTTAACTCCTTCTAATACACACTCATCTTTCTTTTGATTATTAATAAACATATTAGAAGTATAGCCTCTGGCAACTTTGATTCCGTTTGTTACCTCAGCATATGTCTCTGCCGTCATAGAGTTCTCTACAGTTACAATACCGTTGATCCCAACCTTCTCATAGGCATCAGCGATTATAGTTCCAATCTCTCTATCATTGTTTGCAGATATACAAGCAACATCTAATAATCTTTCAGAGCTTACTTTCTTAGAGTGCTTTTCTAACCCTTGTATTACATCTTGAGTTATTTTATTTATATGACGTATAACCTCAGTTACATTGGTATCTTTCTGAATATATCCTTGACCTGCTTTTACTAATGCTTCAGTTAATACTATAGCGGTGGTTGTTCCATCACCAGCAGTATTAGCAGTTCTATTAGCTGCGTCCTTCATCATTTGTATAGCAAGGTTCTCAATAGGATCATCCAAGAATACAGACTGTGCTACAGTAACTCCGTCCTTAGTTATAGTTATCCCTTTTAAATGATCGGCAGATTCTATAAGCACAGTTTTCCCTAAAGGCCCAAGCGTGCTCTTTACGGCTTTTGAAATTGAAGTGATTCCTTGAATTAATTTTTGGCGAGCATCATCGTCAAACGATAGGTCTCGTGGGATGTATCCTTGTGATGTCATAGTAGTATATTTAATTTAATTGAACACAAATATAACAATAATTATTATATGACAAAAGACAGACTTAGCTTTTGTTTTTTGAGTTATATAAAAATTTATATATATATTTTTTTTATTTTATTTTATTTTGACTACTAAAAGTCTGCCATAAAAAAGTAATAAAAATATAAATAGCTGAGAAACAATAAGATAGAGAAAGTTATATAAATAATAAGCTCTGCCAAAACTCTGCCATAACTCTGTCTTTAGTTGTCTTTAGTCTGTCATATATAAAAAAAAAGAGAAAACTTATCGTCTTCTCCTTTTCACTACTAATCAAACTAAACGGGATCTCTTAAAATTCGTAAATATTTTTGTCGCCATCCATACGCATCTTAGCTCTTTCTATTCCATCAGCTATACAGTCTATCTTATACTGCTTTTCCATTTGCTTTCTGTATCGTGCTGCTTGAGCTATACCAGTCTCGCCATCTAAACGATCATTTATTAGCCTACCATTTTTTACATAAAGGCCTTCAACGTAATTACCCATGCTATTATCTCTATCCATATTATTTTTGTTTTTAGAACCATACGTCTTACAAGGATTCATACCACACCCACAGTTCATCATTTGTTTTTTTTGTAAAGATAATAAAAATATTTTAGATATTCAGAGGTTGAGGATAATACACCGTCTCACGCACACGCTGTCAAAAACGAAAACGCTTTTTTTTTAGTGGGGGGGTTGTTGTTTCTGTGCGGTTGCCCCGTTTTTTTTGGCTTTTTGTTTTGGTTGGTTGGGTAGGCGTTGCCCCGCTCCCGTCCCGCGTCCCGTTCCCGTCTTCCGTCCTCCGTTCCGCGTCTTGCGGTGGGCTTTTCGTCCCCCGTTCCCCCGTTCCCGTTGGGGTTATGCGTCAAGCGTTCCGCGTTTATACCTGTACGAACTACACAAAAAGCAAATAAAAGACGGGGTAATATAAAAAAATTTAGGGCTGTAAGTTGTTGAAAGTCAACACATTAAAACAAAACTATTAAAAAAGTGTGCAATATATTTGCACAATAAATAAATTCAATGTAAATTGCACAAAATTTAAACATAATACTAACTAAATTTAATCAAATGATAATAGAAAACACACTAGAAAAACAAGTTGATAAATCATCTATCATTCAAATGGACGGGCGGAAGTGGTACGTTCAATGCACAATGGTAGGATTTGCGGGAATTAATCCTGTTTATGAAATGAGGGTAGTTAATAACGGCAAAGAGCATGTATATAATATTGAGGCGAAAATTGCGGGGCTAGATGAATGTAGAGATAAATCTTTGTATTTCTTAATTCTTGACGCAATACGCATAAAAGGAGATAGAAAAACGGCTTTAAATAATATAAGCATTTCATATTTATTTGACTGTTTCACCAGTCAAAACCAAGAATAAATTTAATTATTAACGGGGGCGAATAGCCCCCATAAAACACACTAAAAAATGAACTTTGCAAAATTTAATACAATAGATGTAGAAGTAAAAAAACACCACAACAACGGGAACACCTATTTTGCGGGAACTATAACCCTAGATTTTAACACAGATAAAGAGCGTACATATTTGATGCCGTTTCAATACGGCTACGGCTACCAATGGGAACACGAAATGAAAGCCACTTTAAGCTATTTCAACGAAATGTCAATTCCTAAATTCACTTTTTGGAGTCAATTCTTAAAAGAAAATAATATTGATTATAGAACTAATATAATAGACGATTGCAGGCAAAAAGAGCTAAAAGAGTTAGTAAATAACTATGATAGCTTAGTAGAATATATTAGGGATAAAAAAGCCACTTTAAAAGCGTAATACTGAAGAGTCCAGAAGGACGAAACGCGGATAATTTCCGCGTCTATTACTAATTAAATTAAATAAAATGCTTAAGACAAACACCAATAAATTTAAACTAAATTTCAAGAATGAAGTTTTAAATTATATTAATGACGATTTAAAGAATGCGTCAACCGATCAAAAAATTGATTTTCTAATTAAGGATATCAAAAATAACGTAAATTATAAATATAATATGCGAAGAATTCCAAACCATGTAGAAAGATTAGCCGATTATTTATCGGGCTTACCTTATTACTTTTTGGAGGCGTATTATCAGCCAATAATAGAACAAGCCGAGCGATTAGTTGAGGGCAAATTTCCTGAAAAAAAGAGGGCAAAAATAGTTGAAAACTATTTTAATTTCATGGCTTTACACCTAGTAAAACTAATTGAAAAAGAAAAAAATGATGATTATTTATCTTTAACACTTGCGTAATTCAATTATTTAATATATCTTTGAACAAATTTTAAACTTTTATTAATTAAATTTTATACTTATGATAGACACAATGACTGAAGATGTTCAGCGAAGAGCGTTGAGCAAAATTTATGGACAATTATCAAGAGAACAAGAGAATTGCTTTTTAAAATATGCAAGCGGAAAATTTTGTTCTTCTAGAAAATTAGATAGTATGCATGACATGATTGAAGACGGAAAGCAAATGGTTTATTCTTTAGCTTATGAAGTGCAAGACGGAGAAGATTGCTCAAAAGAAATTGAGCAAATGAGATTATTTGCAAAGCATATGAAGCTAGCTATAAAGCACACAAGAAAGCTATACGAAACTTGTATATGGTAATACTGATGAGCCACGCAATGGCGAAACGGAAGAATTTCTTCCGTCTATTACTAAAATAAATTAAATAAACACACTATGAAAAATTATTTTGCTAGACAATGTTCAGTTACTCAAAAGGGCATGAATGAGGGCTGGGTATGGGGAGACGGGGTATTTTATACCTCAACACTTGAACTAACATTAAAAGAATGCCGAAAAGATAGAGAACATATATTAGAATATGTAAAAGAATTTTCTGAAAATAAATTAGACTTATTAGATGAAATTCAAAACCATGAAGAATATCATGAACTTTTGGAAGCTATAAAACGAACTGAAAACAACACAGAAACAGATGAAGACTTGTTGTTAATTGGCTATCAGCTAGACTATGTATATTATACTGAATGGGAATGCGAAGAAGATATGGAGTATCAAGAAATAGAAGAGTTATCAATTAAAGTAGCAAACGCACTTAATAATTCTGAAACTGATGAGGAGTTATGCGACATAGCATATGCGGTAGATTATTATTACTGGACGGAATGGGAAGACGAATTTGAATGGGCGGAAGTAGACGGAGTATTAACTGAAATAGAATAATCATGATAAAACTTATTAAAGAATTCGTCAAGCGTATCTTCAATTTAGAAGATAAAAGAGAAGAGGTAGAATGTTGGAAATGCGGGGAGATAACTGAACGTAATGAAAGTTGGGACTTTTGTCAACATTGTTTAACACACTTATAAATTAAAAATAATAATTATGAATATATATAAAAATCAAGAGGGATATCTAGTAATAGAGGACGTTTTAGGCGGAGAATATAAAAAGATGTCATATCTATATTACACTAGAAGAGAAGCAATAAAATTGTTCAAGCAAGAATATAAAGAATTCTATCATAAAAACGGACATAAAAAATCATGGCTATGAAATACAACGCACAAGAAATAGAACGAATAAAAACTATGAAAGAACATATTCAATTTTTATACGAAATAGATTTAGATAATTGTCTTATGACTAAAGAAGATTGGATAGAGGAACTGGCTCAATGTATGATAAATCCGACTAAATACAGAGTTATGTTTTGGAAAGAGTTTAATGAATATAAAAAACAAAGACTTGACGAAGAGGATAATCAAGCTATTCTTAATGCCGAAGACCCTAATTACCCAATAGGAGACAACGGAACTTATGATTATTTTCTAGACATACTAGATAAAATAACTAAACAATAAATATTATGAAACAAAAAAATCAATTTGAAATATTAGAACAGAATATTAACTTTTGGAAAAAAATAGTTGCAAAGCAAGAAAAAAAGATCATGCAAGACGTTTTATTCTTTCCCGTTACATGGAACGATTATCTCCATGCAAAGAGACAATTAGAAAGAGTTGAAAGAATGTACGGAACAACAGAGATGTGGGAGATAAGAGATTTATACAGATGATTTAGTGTGTGTTTTTCGTTTCTGTGATTAGCTGAGGTTGAAATAGCCCTCGGCTTTTCGCAGTAGAAGACAATACTAATTAAATTAAATTAAATGAAACCAAAACTTATAGACAAAGTAGATGACGGGTTTAACTACTTTCTTGATTACAGATTAGAAGAATTAAAAGAAGATGATGTGTACTACATAAAAGGATTTATGGACTACATAGAAGCATTAGAAATTAAAACTACTTCACTAACTAAACAATTAAAAGAATATGACTGTAAAGCAATTAATTAACGATTTACAACAAATAGAAAATCAAGACAAGTATATACATCTGTTAGGCAATACGGCTAATGGAGAAGATGATGACTTAGATATTATTTTTAATAATATAGAAGTATGGGATGACGGAGATGAAAGTATAACTTTATTCATGAACAAATAATAATAAAATTATGGAAATAAAATTTAAAGAAATAAATAACAAAGCGAAAATTAGCATAATAAAATATAAACCACAATTAAGTAATAGAGCAACATATTTTATAGACGAAAGTAGTTGGCTAAAAGTATTAAAAAAGAGAATGGCTGAAGACATTAAAATTAACGGAACATCTGATGAATTTTTAATGGACGAATGTTATCAAATAGGAGAGGCAACAGAATTAGAATTTCCTTTGTCTGAAGCAAAAAGATTAATAGTTGAATTATTAAATATAAACAACAAGAACTATGGAGACGACTACTAGCATAATAAATAACGAACAAGATACAAAAGAGTATCTAGAAAAATATACTACTAGATACATTTGGGAAACATATTATGATGTTTCTGAATATATACAGAACGAAATAAATTATTTTGAAAGAGACAAACAAGAATTTCTTGTTAGTATATTATGGGATGAAGAAAGAATGCCCTCTGATGTTACTGATGAAGAAATTGAAAAACATTTTTGGAATGATCCTTTTATCGGACAACAACATTGGGACTATTTTGTAGATGATTTAGAGGAAGAGTTTAAAAAACATATAGGCAAGACAATTTATGTTGAGGGAAGAAATATGGGATGGAGAAACCAAACTGGGCATAAAGAGTTTCAATTAGAAAAAGCAGAGGATATATTTAGAAAGATAGTACCAAAATGTGAACTAACATATTATATCACAAAAGAAAAAGAGGGAGAGTATCAAGTAAAGGTTAGCCACCACGATAGCCCGACTGGAGAATATTATAACATTAAAATTAAATAGATATGAAAAAATTTAAAACACCTCTTCCACTATGGAGAGAAATGACAAAAGAAAATAAAGAAAACTTTATTGACAATTATATAGAATGGGTAAGAACTGATTGTTCGTCTCCATATTGCGAGATTAGATGGCTCGTAGATCAGTTGTTACATAGCAAACACGAACTAGATATGATTCAAATTCTGAAAGATACAACAGAATGCTATTATATAGACGATAACAGAATAACAGATTATGTAATATATGATAGGGCAAACAATAGTTTGTTAAGATTCAATGAAAGCGGAGAGATTATATTGTATGGAGATAAAGAAGAAGCAGTTGAAAATTGTTATGGTAATGAGGAAGTAATACAATTTGATAAATTACCAAAAGACAAACAAAAAGAAATTATTAATCAATTAAATAAATAAAAAAATGATAAAAACATATATAGGTATAATGGCTTTCGGATTTGGAATAATTGCGGGAGTACAATTAGAAAGACTTGAACAAAAATATTCAAGCAACGCATACGTTGTAAGTTTTATAAATGAATTTGAAGGATTTAAATTAGATATGCACGAGGACGTTTGGAACGGAAGAATTGATAGTGTTCCCGCAAGTTATTACTTGCATAACTTTGAGGTTATTCTTCACGATTTAAAAAATGATCCATCGGGATACACAGAATGGTATTGGAGGACAATGGATACTGATTATGGGCGTAAAAATAAATAGTATCTTTGTAATAAAACAATGAAAAAGTATCTTATATCGTCTGAACTTAGCATGAATAACTTTACTAATGATATACAATTAGTAAGAAATAGTATGCAAGTGATAGACGCAAAAGAAAATCCGATAACAGATATTCAAGAAAACTTAAATGATTATGTGTTTGCAATAGCTAAGGTAAATGCTAATACTTTGGTTAACATTCCTCCTATTGATTGGGATAATAACGAGTTGTTTGTAAAAAATGCCTTTATAAAATTAAGAAGATCAGATATATCGGGCTATGTTATACACCATGATAATTGTTCTGAGATTTGGTATGACGATCATGGTAGTGATATGAGAGTATGTGTAAAAGCAATAGAAATAAAAGACGATGAATGTGTTGTTGTTTCTCCTATGATGACAAACGACTTGTATACTTTTAATGACATAGCGTCTATGAATTTGTTAAATAATTTATGGGACGTTACTCAGTTGTATGAAGAAGACAAGTTTAAAGAACTAGGATATTTTATAGACAACAGAGATTATTATGAATTAGATTCTGATGAGTATAATAATCATATGTCAAAACTTTGGAGTTACGAGTACGAAAGGGAAGTAAATAACATAGACAATACATATGTATACGAAAACGCAACATATAATTCTATTAAAGCGTTTACTAAAGAAAGAGAGATGAGATTTAATATTGGTATGTTTCCTGTTTCTTATTTTTTCACACAAAAAAAATTAGATTACAATGATTATGATATGAAAACAGGAGATTTAATTACTTATACAAACAAGCAATTTATAGACGGAGAACATAAAGAACAAGCATTATTAGTAATGGTTATTAGATCTGAAGATGATCTTCAAGACTTTTTTTCAACAAAACTTTGAATTAATCAAAAATTGTTGTAATATTACACTCTAATTAAACTAAATTTAAAATGGATAAATTAACACCTCAAGAAGAAAGAGAGTATAATCATTTAAAGCGTCAGCTTTTTGATCAGAAATCTTTTATTGAAATGGATTTTGTTTCTAATCAGTTATTACTAAACAGATATAACGAATTAGCAAACAAAAAAGCTAAAAGCGTATTAACGAAAACTTGTTAGTGTGTGTATGAAAGTTAATGTTAGGCGAGATCAACAACGTAATAAGAAACTGCATGGCGTGTTTCTTTCTTTCTTAAACGGCTGGTATTTATGGTTAAATCTGGAACATAAACTAAGTTATTCCAGAACTACTGAGCAAGCTAAGAACATTCACAGTCTGAAATAGTGATGTACGGATGAGAAACTTGTGGATAGAAAGGATAAACAAAGCCAGCCTTTTTTATTAACTTAATTATTTAAAAATGGATAAAAAAAATATAAACAGAGTTGTAGATTACAAGTACCCTGTACTTGATTATACCTCTTGGAGTAATTATGTAGCTGAAACATATGAACAGTTAAGAGTAAAAAATTTACAAAAGAAAATTAAAAAGCAGAAAGCACAAATAAAAGAAAACGTAATTCAATTCTGTACAAGATAATGGGAGTAGAAATGGTAAGCAGATGTTGTGGCGATACTTTTGAAGAAGTAGAAAATATTGAGGATTGGAACGAAACTCATATTTGTTCTGATTGTGGTAACTATTGTGATACTATTACCGATTATGATTACAGAGAATTAGCTAGATACGATAGAGACGAAGCTATGGAAGATGAACGAAGAGCGATGAGATCATGAAAGAAATTCACGACATGATCTTAAAAGAAAAGATGAAGGATAAACCAAACAAAATGTTTATTCAATGGTTACAAAAACTAAACCAAGACATCTTAAAACGAATTATAATTAACAGTTATAAAGGGAGGGAATAATCCCATTAATTAACGGGTACTGCCCATATATTAAATGTTTGCCCTTTATATTAAGGGGGTAGTTATAAAGGCGATTTTGCCGTAACAGTTAATACTATTAGCTACTCCCTTTTAAATTAAATTAAATTAAATGAAAAGATTATCTCAGTATTTAGTAAACAAACTAAGAGAAGAACAACACCTAAGAAACTACAATAAAGCCAATAGACTAGACTCTATTGAAATGAATAATTATTTCAAAGAGTGCGATAAGATAGAAATAAAAGGTAGATTTGTATCTGCGTGTAAATACGCATTGCCTATACCCGAAAGGATAATTATCAAAAATGATATGAGTAAGTATAAATTAAATAAACAATTAACAGAAGAATATATAAATAGATATGAAAGACATAAGAAAAACTCCAAACTACTATATAGGAAAAAATGAGTATGAAGCCATAGAGGTTATATACGGATTTTCCTGTTCATACAATGTAGGTAACGCAGTTACCTATCTTTTAAGGGCGGGTAAAAAAGGAGAGGAAGGCATGACTCAACTAGCCAAACATATAGAGGATATAGAGAAAGCAATACACCATTTGCAAAAGGAAATAAAATATCTTCATATTGACGATCTAATGAAAAAAGGAATGAGTTATAAGAAAGCAAAAGAAACAATAGAAAAAATTAATCAATTAAAAAAAGAAAATGAAAAGAGAAATATTTGATAGATATGCAACTGCAATAGCAGATAGGTTTCATCTAACCTTAGATGAAATGTTCAGTAAAACAAAAAAGAGAGAGATAGTAGACGCAAGACAAATGCTATACTTCTTGTCAAGAGAACGTCCTATTAGAATATCATACATACAAAAATTTATGGAAGACAACGGGCATATCGTAACTCATTCAACTATTATTCATGGTTATAATAAAGCAAAAGAATCTGTAGATAAAGATCAAGACTATGCTGATGTTATAAATCAAATTAAAAATGTATAATATATCTGACATATATAATCAAGCTAAAAGTGATGACGCTATGAAAATAGTTAGGCATGACAATATAAGTTATATAAATGTTGGCGTTAAGATAAGTAAGTTTCCAAGTAAAACTGAGATACTAAACTGTTCTCGCAACGGAGATTACTTTCAAGAAATATCAACAGATGAGTATAATATGTTTTATAGTAACGGCTGGGAAGCTGGTTGTGTAATATTAGCCATATCTAATTGTGTTAGAAAGCTAAAAATGATACAACAAAAAATGCAAGAAGAAGTAAACTCAAGAAAGAACGATAAGTTTATCAAAAATCTTAAAACAAAACGGGAGTTTGTTATGAAAAGATATTCTTATTATACCCAAAAACTAATTAAACTAAAAAATCATGACAAAATTAAAGACAGTTAATATTAAAGGTAAGGAGTACGTTGAGGTAAACACTAGACTAAAGTTTTTTAGAGAGGTTTATCCAGAGTATACCTTAGATACAGAAATTATAGAAATTACTGAAGATACAATTACTATGAAAGCTATTATATTGAACGAAGAAGGGCGTTTAATAGCTAGTGGTAC